GATTCGCGTGGTCTGCCACAGCAGCTCGAGACGATCGATCCGCAGCATGTGTCGTGGATGCGTCGAGACGGCAAATGGGTGCCGATGGTTCACGGTGTCGAACGGCGCATCTACCCGCTCGGCGATTTGTGGCATCAGCCGGCGTTTCTGCGAGCCGGGTCCCCGGTCGGTTTGTCACCGTCGGAGTACGCCGCCCAGTCGATCCGCACCAGCATCGAAGCAGAACGGTTCGGTGGCGACTTCTTCCAGCAGGGCGCACACCCGACGTCGATCATCCGGTCGAAGCAGGCGCTCAACGAGCAGCAGGCCGAACAGATCAAGGCGACCGCCCGCCGGCTGATCGGGTCTCGGGAACCAGCAGTGTTCGGTGCCGATCTCGAATGGTCCCCGATCCAGGTGAACCCGGCCGATTCACAGTTCCTTGACCTGTTGCGGTTTGAGGTTGAGCAGGCTGCCCGTGTCTACGGGGTGCCACCTTCGATGGTGTATGGCGCAGTGTCGGGCCAGTCGGTCACGTATGCGAACGCCAGCCAAGATGACTTGTCGTTCTTGAAGCACAGCCTCCGGTATTGGGTGTCGATGCTGCAGGAAGCATGGTCCGAGTTCCTGCCAGCCCCACAGGTTGTCCGGTTCAACGTCGACGCGATCTTGCAGATGACGACGATGGAGCGCACACAGATCCACAAGATGCGGTTGGAGACCAAGACCCGCACCGTGAACGAGGTCCGTGTGCTCGAGGACGAAGCACCGTTCGACGACCCGATCTATGACGAGCCCGGCATCCCTGACACACCGGATGTGCCTGATGCCGAAGACATTGCGGTGCCGGGGGAGGACCGCCCTGACATGATGCAAGGAGTCGATGCCAATGATTGAGCTCGACGAAACCACCCCTGATGTCGCTGACATCCCTCGCGACAACCTGACCCGTTCGGTCGAGTTCCGTGCGGAGAACTCCGACGGCCTCACCCTCGAAGGCTATGCAGCGGTGTTCGATCAGACGACCGAGATCAACTCGTGGGAAGGCAACTTCCAAGAGCGGATCGCCAAAGGCGCGTTCGCGAAAACGATTCGCGAGAACAAGCCGATCTTGCAGTTCGATCATGGCGCCCACCCGCTGATCGGGTCGATGCCGCTCGGCACGATCAAGACGATCCGCGAGGACGACCACGGCCTGTTCATCCGGGCCCGCCTGTCAGACAACTGGCTGGTGGAGCCGGTACGGGACGCGATCCGTGACGGTGCGATCACCGGCATGTCGTTCCGGTTCAAGGTGATCAACGACACCTGGCAGCAACGTAACCCGCTGCCGTTGCGCACCATCACCGAAGTCGCCTTGTACGAAGCGGGGCCTGTCGTGTTCCCCGCGTACAGCCAAACATCTGTCGGTGTCCGCAGCCGGGCTTTGCTCACTGCGCTCGCCGACCCTGACGTCCGGGCAGAACTTGCTCGGGCGTTACTCACCGGCACGATGCCAGAAGAAGACATCGCCGCCGCACTCGCCGACGAGCCGACTCCTGCAGGTCACTCGGAGCAGCAACACACAGGCATCCACCCCTCGGTTGCCCGTGCCCGAATCCAGGCCCTGTTGGGCCGCTGACTCCACAGGAGAAACCAAATGACACCCAAGGACATCGTGGGTAAGGCGATCGAAGCCTTGCTCGCCCGTCACGACCACATCAAGGCGCAGCTCGAGGCGCTCCCCGTTGCGGCAGAGACCGAGTCTCGTGGCCTCAACCCGGACGAGGAAGCAGCTCTCGATCAGCTGCTCGCCGAAGCCAAGAGCATCAGCGCCGACCTGAAGGCGCACGAGGACCGCTACGCCGAGCTCGAGGCCATCGAGGCCCGTGCAGCCGCCGCAGCAGCCCGCCCGTCGCTCACCTTCATCAAGCCGGCCGAGAAGGCTGACGTCACCTCGATCCGTTCGATGAGCCTCACGCAGCTCACCGATGTGGTGCGCCGCAAGGCCGAGGAGCGCGACATCGACCCGACTCACGCCGCTCGCCTGTTCAAGCGTCACGGCGCCGACCTCGACTGGGCCCGCAACCTCGCAGCCCGCTCGACCGACGTCTACGAGCGCGCCTGGCTCAAGGTGATGACCGGCAACGCCAACTACCTCACCGAGGAGGAGCGCACCGCTGTCGCAGTGGGGACCTCCACCCAGGGCGGCCTGTTGGTGCCGACGCACCTCGACCCGACCGTGATCCTCACGAACACCGGTTCGGCGAACGCGATCCGTCGCGTGAGCCGTGTCGTCACCCTCACCGTCGGCAACACCTGGAACGGTGTGTCGTCGGCTGGTGTGTCGGCATCGTGGGACGCAGAACTGGCCGAGGTGTCCGACGACTCCCCGACCCCGTTCGCGAAGCCGAGCATCCCGACCTACAAGGCGCAGGCATTCGTGCAGGCATCGGTCGAGGCGCTCGAGGACATCGCATCGCTCGGTGCCGACGTGCTCAACATGTTCGCCGACGCACGTGACCGCCTCGAGGGTGCAGCCCACTGCACCGGTTCGGGTTCGGCTCAGCCGACCGGCATCTTCACCGCGATCACCGGCACCCAGTCGGTGACCTCGACCACCGCCGCCACCATCGGCCTGGTCGACCTGCTCGCTCTGAAGCGCAAGCCCGGCATCCGTTGGCGCAACAACGGCACGTTCGTCATGAACGCCGTGTACGGCGACGCGATCCGTCAGCTCGGCACCACCCTCGGCGCCTCGTTCACGGTCGACGCCAACGCTGCAAACACCGAGCTGCTGCTCGGCCGTCCGGTCATCGAGACCGACGACGCCCCGACCACGCAGACCACGACGGCGAAGGATCCCGAGGTGATCTTCGGTGACTTCTCCAACTACGTCCTCGTGGACAAGCCCGGTTCGCTGGCAGTGCAGTACGTGCCGGTCCTGTTCAACACCGCAAACAACCTCCCCGACGGACGGATCGGCTGGTACGCCCACTGGCGTCACGGTGCCGACTCGGTCGCCGACGAGGCGTTCGCGGTGCTGCTCGACAAGACCAGCGCCTGACCTTCGGGTCACCAAGTCGGGAGGGCCGCCGTTCGGCAGGGTGCGGCGGCCCTCCCAACCCTGTTGCTTCACCCCTGCACCAAGGAGCCCTGTCATGCCTACCGTGCGCGTACGCCCCGATGTCACCAGCGTCGTGTTCACCCCGACTGGCGAACCGATCGCACTCAAACCGAACACAGCGTTCGACGCCGACGACTGGGTGGTCAAAGCCCACCCGTGGGCGTTCCAAACCGACGCCGATGCTGCACCGGTCAAACGTCGCCAATCGATCAAGATCGAGCAGGCGACCGCCGAACCGGGTGAGCTGCGGTGAGCCGCAAACAACGCCGGCGCACCGACCGGGTCACTGTCGCTTTCCTGCATCCCGGCAAATACAACGCCAACTTCGCCGAGTCACTCAAGGATCTGCTGTTCCACGACGTTGCCGCCAACCAGCGGATCGTGTCGCACCCGCACGGCCAGCTCGGCAAACAATGCTCATCAGGCGGGATCGTTGACGGCCGCAACAAAGTGGTCGCAGCGTTCCTCGATGAGACCGACATCGACTGGCTGTTCTGGGTCGACTCCGACATGGGGTTCGCACCCGACACCGTCGACCGGCTCCTCGAGGCTGCCGACCCGAAAGAACGACCGATTGTCGGCGGGCTCTGTTTCGCAGCGATGACGACCGGCGCCTCATCGTTCCGCGGCATCCGCTACGGCACCTGCCCGACGTTGTACGACTTCGTCGACAAAGGTGTCGAAGGCAAAGTCGGGTTCACCGCCCGACTTGTCTACCCCGACAACGAGGTCGTCCCGGTCGCCGGTACCGGCTCGGCCTGCATCCTGATCGCCCGCCAGGTACTCGTCGACATCCGAGAGAAGTACGGCGACAACTGGTACACCCCGATCACACACCCGACCGGGCCGACGACGTTCTCCGAAGATCTGTCGTTCTGTGTCCGGGCCGCTGCCTGCGATCATCAGACGTTCGTCCACACGGGCGTCAAGACCTGCCACGACAAAGGCTTCGTCTTCTTGGACGAAGAATATTTCGTGATGCAGGAGATCGCTGCTGGGCGTCGCAGCGCACCGTGACGCTCGGCCCTGACGCAGTCCGCTACATCCACCTCGCCCACGGGACCAAGGTGCCTCGCCCGTTCTGTTGGCGGTGGCTGCTCCCGAAACTATGCGGACCCGAACTGACCGCCTGGCGTGTCGTACGCACCATGTCATGGGTCGTGCTCGCCGGCGCAACCTTCTGGTGGGCGCACAACAACGGTTTCGCTGTCGGGCAGGCGATCGCCATCTCGGCCATGTTGCTCGCATTACCGGGCATCACAGGCCCCGATGAGGTCAACCCTGTCGGTGTTGATCTACCGGCGACAGCGTTAGCGGTGCTGGCTGCTGCGATGTTCGACGGGAACCAGCCGTGGTGGCTGATCGCAGCGTTCATCTGTCTTGCTGTTTCTGCCACGATCAAAGAGACGACCCCGATCTTCGTGGCGTTGTGGTGCTGGTCACCGATCCCGCTCGCAGCTCTCGTGATCCCAGCGTTACGGGCTGGGTGGGTGCGGTGGCGTCACCTCGAGGGCGTCGACCCGTTAGGGCCCGACTTTCAACGGATCGCTGATCATCCGGTTCGTGCCGGTATCGACGCCCACCGCAACTGGCGCAACGCCTGGGTGATGGTCGCCCCGTGGGGTGTCTGTCTCGCCGCTCTCTACCGGCCGTCATGGCCTTTGGCCGCAGCGCTCGCTGTCGCCTATCTGCAGCTGCTGGTGGCGACCGACACGGTGCGGCTCGTCCATCACGCCGCCGGCCCGGTGATGGCGGCGGCTGCGGTCAACAACATCCCGACCGCCTGGCTGGTGCTCGCCACCGTCATGCATGTCTTCTGGTTCTACAACCCCGAAAGGGTGTGACATGGCGTACGCAGACTTGAGCGCACTGTCAACCCGCCTCGGGTTCTCCGACAGTCTCGAT